AGTTCACCATACATGAGTTACGTTTATAAGTGTAAGAAACCAGAACTTATTCCTGCTTGTGTTCATGCTGATGGTACTGCTCGTGTGCAGACTGTACCATGGAATAGTCCCAGTATTTTAAGACAGATCCTTGAGTATTGGTATGATATGACCGGTTGTCCGGTTCTGCTTAACACTTCTCTAAATATCAAGGGACAACCCATGGTTAATACCTGGGAAGACGCTTTAGATTTTCAAAACCATTACAACGTGATTGTATTATGACTCAAGAGGAATATGATAAGTTGATGGAAGGTGGGTTTTGTTCATTTCCATTTACTAATGTAAGAAGTCAAGCGAATTCTGGATATATTCCATGCTGTTGGTCTAAGAGAATTAAAGATGCAGATACAAGAGAAGTAAAGAAAGAATATCTAAAATACCCAAACGATACAACTCCTTTGGGTGGATGGTTTGAAGGAGACTTTCAAACCCATCTTCGCAAGGTGATGCTTGCTGGGGAAGTAAAAAATGACGCTATAGCTAGTCTTTACTGTTCCCGTTGTACAGACCGAGAAAATGTGCAGGGAGAATCTCCACGCACATTACAAACAGATATTGGTATAGCAAGACGTATTAGAGAATCATTTGATGATGAAGGTAATATGCGAAAGCGTAACCGCATCATTAGTTTTGAATTGAATATCTGGGGTGTTCCATGTAATTTGGAATGTTATGAATGTAACCCAGAAGATTCAACAACACGTAAAAAAAGAGTTAAGGAACTGGTTGAAGACAATCTATTCTTAGGAGATGAACTTGGTCTTAAGAACAAAGCAAAGAATGTAGATATTAAAAAGGAAAATAAAGAACAGTTCTATAAAATTATTAAAGAACTTGTTGATAACGTTGACATCATCAAAAAACTGTCTTTCTGTGGTGGTGAACCAATGCTGATGACCAATCACTTTGAGTTATTGGATGCCATCATTGCAACAGGTCATGCTAAAAATATTGATTTACTTTATGTTTCTAACATGACACTCTTCACTGTAGAGAAGATGAAGAAGTATCTTGATGCGTTTAACTGGGTCCATATCCAATGGAGTGTTAATGGTATTGGTGCAATCAATAATTACTTGCGCTATCCAACAGACTGGGACACTACAACTGCCAATGTTAGAAGTGTTAAATCTTATCTAGAGAGCGCAGGTATTGGAGAAATTAGAGCAACATTTACTCCAACAGTTATGAGTGTGCCTACTATTAAAGAAACTTTTGAATTTCTTGAAGCAGAAGGTTTAAAACAGCGCGAGTCTAATGGTAAGTTTATGATTTATAACCGCGTCGAGAATCCAAAAATGTTGAGGGTTCGCAATATTCCAGATGAAGTTAAAAATAGAATCGCAGATGATGTATTGTCTGTTAGTGAGGCAGTTTATAATGACATGATGTTACCAACGGAAAACCGTGGATGGGACAAAGCTAAAATGTATCTAGATGCGTTAGATAAAAGTCGCGGAACAAATTGGCGCGAAGTTTTTCCTGAACTTGCGAAGTACTAAATATCGTGGTATCATACCTAAGGGTATGAACCCATTTTCGAAAATTAATTGACCTACATGTATGGCTAAAGGTTTTAAGGTGGTTACCCAACCACCGTCCGGCAAAGGAAAGTCGGATAATGAGTTTAGTATTGAAAAAGCAAAAGAACTTATTAAAGGCAAGAGTATCGTATTCTGCCTTCCTGGTCGTGGCGTTTCATATACGTTTCTGAAGAACTTTGTTCAACTGTGCTTTGATCTAGTTCAAAGTGGTGCGAGTATCCAGATCTCGCAGGACTACTCCTCCATGGTTAACTTTGCACGTTGCAAGTGCCTTGGTGCAAACGTGCTTCGTGGTCCGGATCAACTTCCTTGGGACGGTAAGCTCAAGTATGACTATCAGCTCTGGATTGATAGTGACATCGTATTCAACCTAGAGTCCTTCTATAAGCTCGTCTGGATGGATAAGGACATCGCCTCTGGTTGGTACTGCACAGAGGACGGTAGAACCACCTCTGTGGCACACTGGCTCGAAGAGGACGACTTCAAGACTAATGGTGGTGTTATGAACCATGAAATGGTTGATGGCATCCAGAAGCGTAAGAAACCATTTACTGTTGACTATACTGGTTTCGGTTGGGTTCTTATTAAGAATGGTGTTTTTGAGCACCCTGAGATGAAGTACCCCTGGTTCGCTCCACAGATGCAAGTCTTTGACTCCGGGGAAGTCCAAGACATGTGTGGTGAAGACGTTTCTTTCTGTCTCGATGCTATCAAAGCAGGTTTCGAGATCTGGTGTGACCCTACTATTCGAGTAGGTCACGAGAAGACCAGAGTTATCTAGATATTAGTGTGAATATCTACATTGGTTAAAATGCAAAAATACGATATATACTGTCAGGGGAGAAAAATCTACGCTTCTATCACAGAAGAGGAAATGCTAGAAGTGACGCAGGATCTTGCGGATCAGTTCTACTCTGAAGGTACTCCCCATCCTGACGATATCGTGGTAGAATATCTTGGTTTCGACATGTCTTAAACTATGGCAATGAAAAAATCCCTATCGGGAAGTGGAAAAACAATTGACGCGATTAAGAAGAAGAGTCGTCAGGGTCGCTCCAAACACACCAAACTAGCAGCAACCTCTGCTAATGGTGCCAAGAAGCGTTACCGTGGTCAAGGAAGATAATTATTAAGAACTATTTGACTTGAATTCCCATTTTCAATTTACGAAATGGAATTTACGGAGACCCAAAATAAAATAAACTTGTCTAAGACTTTATTATTGTCATTGATGGCAACTTCAGCATTCATTAAGTTGACTGACGCATCTATAACAATAGACACATTATTCAAAAGATAGACTGGAGGGCGTGCGGTGCCCTCCTTTTTTTTGGCTCTAAATAGCACTACATGTATTGATACCGAATAGTGCCTCTTCAAAAAGTTACAAGGGGTTTTAAGGATATCTCTCTATCCTTTAGGCGTCATCCTGTGACGGATGATATCCTCCCATTAAAGAATGAAGATGCTATCAAACGTGCTGTCCAAAACTTGGTCAGAACTCAGTTGGGTGAAGTGTTTTTCAATAACCTAGTTGGCACCAGAGTTCAAGGTGCTTTATTCGAACTCAGCAACTCTGGTTATATTGAACCAATGAAGACTGAGATTGAAACTGTTATCAATAACTATGAGCCAAGAGTTTCTTTGAAGAATGTAAATATCGAACTTGAGGATGCTGGACACTCCCTAGATATATCAATTGCTTACGATATCGTAGGTTTGTCTACACCAACACAAGAAATCAACTTCGTACTAGAACCGACTAGACTATAATGGCACTCAACCAGTTTACAAATCTGAATTTTGAGGACATTAAGACCTCTATTACTGACTATCTTCGTCAGAATAGTGATTTTTCGGACTTTGATTTCGAAGGTTCCAACCTGTCGGTCCTTATTAACACGTTAGCATATAACACTTACATCACTGCCTATAATACAAATATGGTAGTGAACGAATCGTTTATCGATTCTGCTACATTGCGTGAGAATGTTGTATCTCTAGCACGCAATGTTGGGTATGTTCCGCGTTCCAGAAGAGCGTCTCATGCTACTTGCACTATTAACATTGTGGGGTTGAGCACATCAACACTCAAGAATGTATCTATTGAACCTGGAGTAGTAGCTTCATCTAATGTCAACGACACGAATTTCCTATTTTCGCTTCCTGAAAAAAGCAATTTCCCTGTTATTGAAGGAGAAGTAAACGGAGTTATTGATGTTTATCAGGGAGAATTCTTAAGTAAGGAGTGGACAGTTAACCAGTCCCTACCAAATCAGCGTTTTATCTTACCCAATGACGGTATCGATACGGCAACAATACGAGTTTCTGTCAAAGAGAACGCTAATTCTACGACACAAACAAAATATAGACTAGCAGACAACATTGTTGGAGTTACTTCCGAGTCAAATATTTTCCTAATTCAAGAAACTACGGACGAAAAATACGAACTTTTGTTCGGTGATGGTATTTTTGGACGCAAACTAGAGTCTGGAAACGTTGTTTCTGCGTCTTATATTAAGACAAGTGGTAAAGATGGTAACGGATGCGTTGATTTTAACTTTATTGGTCGCGTAGTTGACCAAGATGATGCACTTTTGAGTAGATATGACACCAATTTAACTCCAAATGGTGCATCTGAAAATGGTGACGACATTGAATCTGTTGAATCTGTCAAATATTTTGCTCCAAGACTCTTCTCTTCACAGTATAGAGCGGTCACAGCAAATGATTATGAAGCAATTTTACCTTCATTGTATCCAAATATTGAGTCTATTACCGCATATGGTGGTGAAGAACTCAATCCACCGCAGTTTGGACGTGTTTTTATCGCAGCAAAACCAAGAAACGGCATTACACTGTCAGATTACACCAAAAACAAACTTCTAGAGTCTCTTAAAAACTATTCTGTTGCAGGGATTGTTCCTGGATTCGTCGATTTGAAGTTTTTATACATCGAAATCGATAGTCACATCTATTATAACTCCAATTTTACTGGGGATCCTGAAAATATCCGCACAAATGTCATTTCTGCGCTAACAGACTACTCAAAATCATCAGAAATTAACCAGTTTGGCGGTCGGTTTAAGTATTCAAGAGCGCAAGCAGTTATTGATAACGTAGATAATGCTATTGTTTCGAACATTACTCATGTTCGTATGCGTAGAGACCTTGCAATTGAGGATAACGTTTTCGCACAATATGAACTTTGCTTCGACAATCCGTTTTATGCGAAATCTCCACGTTTTAATATCAAGTCAACCGGTTTCAAAGTTCAAGGAATTAAAGAAACTGTTTATTTGACAGATTCTCTTATTCCAACGGAAGTTGTACAGCAAGTTGCAAATGAGGGACCTTTGGCAACATCACAACAACTTGTTGATGGTCCTACAGAAGGAAATCTTTTCCTCTTTAAATTTGACTCAACCGGTAATATCGTTATTCTATCAAAAACATTTGGTAGTGTCAATTATAAGCGTGGAGA